CTTTGAGATAAGCAAATTGGATATGAGTTTTAAATGTTAATTATATTATACCACATAATTATTTTACAATCTACAATGGTCTAAATGGATCGGTATTATGTTGGTCTGTACCCTGCGTAATTATCCGCACACTTTCTTCGGCTATACCAAGTTTCTTATTTCTTTCCTTTTGTAATCTTTCTTCTTCAACTTCGTCTGGAGATTTGGTTGGAGCTTTGGTATCTTGCGCTACGCTGTTTACTTGTGTTCTAACATTAAGCGTGTCCGGTTCGTTATCTGCAAAGTATTCTACTGTTGTTCTGAAATGGCTTGTCCAATCGTGGATAGGTTTCAATGGTTCTGTTTGGGCCTGTGATGTTTCTCTGCGTTCAGGATAGCGCGAATTGCGCAATGCTGACAAAACCCCCTCACATCTCAATTCATCTATAATCAATCTGCGGAATAACAAATTGGTCTTTGTCTTCATATCCTTCCACGTTCTACCGCCCCATGGTTTGCTCTGGACATAAATACCGTGTTTATCTCGCAGATGATCGCGCACACTTTCTTTTGTTATCAAATTGCGTTTCTTCACATCCGGGTCGCCATAATGAGTAATCTCTTTGCGCCATGTCTTGTGAAGTTCTATTTGGTCTAATTCGGCAGGAGTGTAGTCAAAATTGAGTCCTGATACCAATTCACCCTTGATAAACGGCACGTAAAAATCAATTTCTTTGTTTGCATTATGGTAGCAGTCTATCATATAAACCTTTCGGGTTGTAAAATCTATTAGCCACCAAATTATTGCCACAGTATCTAATCCAAAATCCCAACTAACAAACAAATCTAACTCCGGGCGATATGGAATACGTCGTACAATATCGGCGTGCCTCATTGTAATAGCATAAACCTTGCCTTTGGTTGTGCCTTCGTAGGACTTCAATACCTCTCTGGCAAATTCTTCTTCTGATTTGGTTTCCTTTGCTTCGTTTAGCCATTCGTCATTCCTACGCGGATCATCGCTCCAATCAAATTCAAACTTTGAAACTCTACCGGCCTGTTGGGTCAATAGTTTGTATTGATGGCTGTCATGGCCAGTTTCGGGAGGGGTTGAGAATGCAAGACGGAAGTTTGTTGCTTCACCTGCTGATTCCCAAGATGAGCGGGCCCAATTCCAAAATCCAAACTCATCAAACGCTATTACATTCTTTCTACCACCACGGCCGAAGTTTGGATTGGCTGATTCGCCAACAATAGAATTGCCGGACAAACTACCAGCTGGCCTTGCCATCATGTATGCGCGCTCTTGCTTTCCACACATCCAAATAGGCAAATGATCAAAGAGATAATCCCATTTAGCAAAGAGAGTATCCGGGTCGCCCTTCTTATCTACATAATCTTCTTTACGTGATCCGACTCGCGCAGTAAATTCGTGAAAGATGTAATGCCAAGCTATCCAAGTCATCACAATAACTGTGGCACCGATTCCGCGCGGCTTATCAACTACTCCACTATGCTTCTCGCCCTGCTGGCTTCGCTGGTACAGATTTTCCATCCATTTTGCGAATATGATTTGTTTGGGCCACAATATAAATGGCTTGTGAGGATTCTTCTCTCGCGGATCAAATGTCCATGCGAATGCGTCGCAGAAATATATGAAACCATCAATACCATCAGCGCACTTGTGTTGTATCATTGCTTGCACCTTAGTATTATCAACTTCTAACAATTCCAAACGCCAATTCTTATTCTCCTCAATATCTTGTGGCGGATTTAATGGGTCAAACATACATTCTTATAGTAATAATCAATAGGATCTTCACTTAGAACTGCTTGTTGGAGGTGGTATTGCCATTGTTCTAAGTCTTGATGAGTTCCAATTCCAATATCTATCTTTACCATTATTTTTGGCGAATCCTCCCCCCAATATGCTTTAGCAAAGTCGTGATTAAATAAAAGAGAATAATAACTTTTAAATTCTAATACACATTGCCAATCAAAACCAGTGTAGTTTTCAAAGTGGCAATCTTTATTATTTACATCATCTGCTGGCATAGTTTTTTTACCCCAACCAACATGTTCTATAACTTTTTTAAGTTTTTCTTCTTGTGTCATATAAAATAGTATTTTTGCGACGCATTGTAAGGCGTTTTAAGAAAATAGAGGTCTTATGTATATCAATAATATTTGAAACAATAGGAGCTACCCAAAAATACAAGCACAAAAGCAGTATAGCGCATGCAAGACACATCAGAAAAAGATACAAAACCTCCTTAATATCTAACATAAAATTAGATTACATATAAAGATAAACAAAACGTAGCGAACAAACCACAAGCGAGTCCGGCTATTGAGAACGAAATGGCTAGTGTTAAAAAGAATGTCCAATAGATTATTCTCATAATGTTAGGAATTGTTAGCAATTTACAAACGATTTCGCTAAAATTAGCAAAACAGACCTCTTGGAATACACCGTGATTTTTGTCTTTTTTAGCTAATTCTACACAATTTATTTTTTAGTTTTTTGCAAAATGGGCTTTTAATGCCTCGTCAACCTCCTCGCGCGTCATATTTTTAATGTTTTTTTTCTCCTCATCAGTTAATTTCTTCTTAACATTCACATCTATTTCAGTCTTAGCAATTCTGCCTTTTTTATTATTGTAATGCTCAATAGCCCTCATTTTACCTTTAAATCGCTACATTGAGTCATGAGGAATAGATGCTGTTTATCTGCAAATTCATCATTATATCCACTCTCATCCAGTAGTTCGTTAATTCTATTGCAAACCTTGACATTTGTCAACAATCTTGAGGCCGCTTGAGTTGCAGTCTTATACCAGTTGGGTTTAGATCTATTTATGGTTAAATAATATACCTCTAAATATGTTTGAACGCCGTTACCAAAAAACTCTTTATCCCAGTCAACGTAAAGATTACAGAACTTCTCCTGTCGGAGATTGAGTTTAGTTATTTTATCCAACGCCGCGTCTTCCCGGCGCTGAATATCTATGGGTGATGTTTTCTTAATCTTCTTAGCCATATGTTTTAATCTATGCTGGAGAGATGAGAAAAAAATTGAAAACTCACCTCCCCTAAAAAAGTGGCGCCGAAGAAATAGCGCCGAAGGGATCCCCAGCGTAGATTAAACTTCTTTGATTTCTATATAATATAACGCCTCTACACACTTCTTTTTTAATTTATAAACTGGTGTTTTCACACCTTTTACGTCTATGTGCTCCACATGGCCATCGCCGTAAAAAACCGTAAAATCTAAATAGTAATTGCAAATATGCTTTTCGTTGATGCTAATGGCGAATTTTACTTGCGGTATCCATTTGATAACTTTATCTTTTGGATTTTGCGCGTGCCTCTGCATATCAAGTTGGGTAGCATAATCCGCCTCTTTCTTGCTGTGATACGTTCGGCCATTGTATTCTGTCCTTTTCGCGTTGTATTTATTTGCCATATTAAAACATTTCTTGCCCGGCGGCGTTAACTTCTTCTTTTTCTAAACCTTCATCTAAAATGTCATCAGCGTTCATGCTAGTTACAATTTCTTGATACCGCGATTCCCGGATTCTAAATCCGCATTGATTATGTATCATCATTCCACCAACGGCCGTTAGATTAAAAGTAAAGTCGCCATTGCATTTTGGACATTTATTATATTTGAGATTATTCCAATTCATAGATTATTTTTTTTTGGCGGTATTTTATCAAAATCCTGTGGGATCGCTGGCAATATTACTACCGTCCCCAGCGCATTTTTTACAAAGATTACAGGGGTATCAAGCGGGACAAACATTTGCACATGATAAAGTTGTTCTACGTCAGGCGAAGGAATAGACATCGCCGGACCCAATATTTGATTATTCATATAGACATTATACCACACAATTAGCTAGTTTGGCTATATATTTATTTTATTAGTTTCTTAATATCATATCCAATAGGAGCAATTATCTTGTATTTATAATTCCAATCAGCCCATTCACACCTTTTAATTGTTAAATCTTCTCTTATAATCGGCTTTTTAACATCTTCCCTGTAAATTTTCCAATCATCTATTCTTTTATTTATTATATGCTCATTAGCAGTATATGTGGCATAAAGATTACTGTTTGCTTCATCGTCAAAATAAGCAAGCTCAGTATTCCCTACTACGAACTCAAGACTGATAACCTCATAC